CGACGGAACAACAGGAGCTGAAACAGGTGGTGAGGTCGAAAGTGAAATCGTACAAGCTAACTTTATTATTTCTGATGAAAGTCAAGCAACTCGTAGACGGGGTGACACGACGTTTAAAAAGATATTTGACATATTCAAAGACGGATATCCTACTGAAGAGTTTTTACGTGAAAAAGGATATGATGGTGATTACGGAGCAATGTTAGGTGAGGTCATCGGTCATCAAAGTGGTACAGGTGATGTGAAAGAAATTCGTAAACTAAATGAAAACACGATGGATGTTCCTGCTTACGGTAAGAATGATATCATAACATTGAAAAGTGTTTCTAGTAAACCTAATACATCAACGACTTACACCTGGACATTTTATGGTTGGGATTGGAACAGCGACGGAGATTGGGAAAAATTTACAAACAATAATAATAAGTTGACAATCAATAATCCTCCTGCTGTAGGTCTTCAAGTTATTGATAAAGATAAAACAAACGGTAGTGAGGTGACAATAAATTTAGGAGCATATAATTCTCGTGTTGGTGTTAGTCTGAAGATAGATACGAAAAATGAAACAAGTACGGTGTCATTACCTGCTTGTATCGAAGTTGTAGGAAAGGGTGATTAATTATGGCAACTACAGCAGAACAATTTAGTAGAATTAGTTTAGATAAAGCACCTGATAACACTTATAGTGGTGATATTACTAATACGATAGAACTTTCTTTACGTAATTCGATAAGTCAAGAGATAGAGTTTGAGTATGTAAACTGGTACGTATTTAAAGGTAGTGAACAAATTTATAATATCGATGGTCAAGGTTTAAATTTTGTTGTCAATGTAGCTGATGTTATCGGTAATAAATCAGAAAATGCAGGTCAATATAGTGTAAGAGCAGATTTGATAAATACACCTAGAGATGGACAACAAGAAGTAAATGCTGGTTCATTCGAGATTCAGTTTACATTAAATACAAAATCAGATAAACTTCCTTCAGCTGTTTTTGCTCCATTTGTTGCTCAGATAGTTAGTGTAGATAACGAAGAAGTAAAAATAAATACAAGTTGGAATGAGTTTACAAATAAAATTAAACCTGAAAGTGAATTTAAAACTCCTACTGATACTTTTTCAGTTTACGAACTTTCATATAAAATAAATGATTACTCAGATTTAAATACCTACTTACATTTAGGTGATGATAATGTTTCATTAATTACCAATGCTAAATCTGATGATGAAACAATCAAAACTTATCCTAACTCAGGTATCTACAAACTTTATGAACCTTTACCAGATGATGTTGAGGAAAAAGATAATGTGTTTATTGTCAGAGAAATATTACCTCAACTAGAACAGACGGTAGAATTATTCCCTTACGAACAAGAAGACGAGGATGTATTAGTATTAAGAAATCCTGAAAGTAGTCAGGTCGATTCACCAATAACAGGTAGGTCTACAGACTTAAAAGGATATGATGATTTAGTCACGGATGATGTAAGACTCAAAAAAGATATCGAAGATAAATTTATAAGTGGCAGTACTAAACCCGTTGATTTAAACGTAGACTATTCTAATTACGAAAACTTTGTACATTTTTCATCAGCTGAAAAAAGATTAGAAAATTTTAAATATAAGATAGAATTAATTGAAGAATATACAAGTAAAAGTGCTTCGTTTGCTTCAATCCCGTCTCCTAGTGATGCTAACTTTTTTGATAAACAAATTCGAGATGTTAAATCAAACTTTGATGGATATGAAAATTATTTATATCATATAAGTTCTTCTTATGTGTCAAGTTCAATAGGAGAGTTTCCAGATGCTTCGTGGCCTAAAACAGGTAGTGGTACATATCTTGACCCGTTCGTACCTGTAAGTTCTTCTAATGCTAATTTCTTAAATTGGTATGGTTCTGTATTTGGTGAGGTCGGACAAATATATAGTGCTTCTTTATATGATTCTGAAAACAATAATAGATTAAAAAATCTTTTACCTATATTCATAAAAGAGGATAACAACAATGGTCAAATGTTAGATTTTATCGATATGATAGGACAACATTTTGATGAATTGTGGACTTACACTAAAGGTATATCTGAACTTACAGATAGACAGAATGATATTACAAAAGGATTCTCAAATGATTTAATTTATAATTTAGCGGCTTCTTTGGGTTGGTCAGTCAATGATGGTAAAGATTTATTAGATTTAAGTCGTGTTGGTTTCGGACAAAAACAAAGTGGAAACACATACTCATTATATACATCAGGTTCACTCGATTCTCCTGTTGAAGGTGATATATCTAAAGAGATAACGAAACGATTGATAGCTAGTATGCCATACATTTTGAAGACTAAAGGTACATTAGGTTCGTTGAAAGCTATAATTAATTGTTACGGGATACCATCTAGTATATTACGTGTACGTGAGTACGGAGGATTACAAAAGACAACAACAGAACAATTTGAAATAGCTAGAAACTTTACAAAAGCATTAGGATTCAGAGGAGGTCAATTTGTTAGGACACCATGGGAAGATAATTCAGTAACATCACGTAAACCTGATACAGTTCAATTTAGATTTAGAACAACAACAAGTGGTTCTGAAGAACAAGTCCTTGTACAAAAAGATTCTGATTGGTCAATAAAAATAAAAAACAATGGCCAGTCTGATAATTTTGGAACCGTAGCATTTCAGTTATCTGGTTCACCAGGTTATCAAGAAATAAGTTCTTCATTGTTACCAGTTTATGATGGTGACTATTACTCAGTCATGTTAAGAAAGAGTAAAGTCGATAAAAATTTATTCACTCATCCTGGTTTTGAAACATCTTC